GTGTAGTGGAATATCGTATCAAACCCGGTGACACTCAAGAGTCTGTAGCCAAATTCTTCAAAGTTCCATTGTCCAGAGTTAAGAGGGCTGGTAAATTTGGTCCAAATAGACGTATAGTTTTCAAAGCCAATGTCTTCAGTCACAAGAGAGGTTGGGCTACTGGTCCACTTCTGACTGATGCGTCTGGCAAGGCTATTAAGGATCCTCGCAAGGCGGATAGGAACTACCCTGGGCTAAACTATGAACGCTACTGTAGTTCATTCTGCGTCAAGGACAAGGGTATCAAAGTCGGAAAGACTCACCCCAAGGTCCGCCAGAAGACTGTCTAAATCTAAATCATTTTCAACGTCAAATGATATATCAAAAAGATCCATCACATTAAACACGGATTGACTCCCCAACGACACAGAGTTTGAAGCTGCTGTGTAGTTGTTCTGTATTGTGACCACCACCTTAAATTTTGAAACGTCAAATAACTTTCTACAAATTGGACAAGTATTCTTACCTTTATCTTTCCATGCCTCTAGACAGTGGGAATGAAACATATGTCCGCAACGGATTGGGGGATTAGTCCTTGTTGACCTTACCTCATTGAGACATATGGCACATTGTGACATTCTAGAGTATGGTTTTAAAGTTTTTACGGGAATTTAGCTCAGTCGTCTAATAAATCTTAGACATGTCGGTGTAACGGTCACATGGATCGCATGTGGTGCGGGATTGTTCTTGAATCTTGTTGAGAAGCTCTGGACCTTGCTTTTGAAGAGCCTGGCGGTAAGAGTAGTTGTCTTCGAAAGTGATACCATTTTGCTTCATCAAATAGTTGTTAGTCAATTGTGCTGAGGAGTGGATGGTGAAGCATCGTCCGTCTGCCATTCCAAGTCGTTGAGACATTTTGTATTAATTTAACATTAGAAATTAATTTGTCTATTAGTAATTGTTTGGATCCAAGAATTGAATCCCTTGGACCGAAGGTGTTCCACCATCGGTTCACATTTGTGTCCCAAAAATACATCAAAAACATCTTTCTCTTCTGTGGGTGATACACGAATTTGTGGATCATCATTGATGTGCTGATTGATAATGTTGTAAGCGAAGGCAATCTCCTTGAGCGTCTCCGCGCCAGTGATGATAATCTTGCCAGTTGAGAAGATACTCGTAGTAATCTCCTTCATATCTTGGGCTGGTTGAAACTTGATCTTCACAGCGGAGTATCTGTCTGGTTCAAAGGATACCTTGAAAATGTCTGGGTGGTTTTCAAAGTGTTGAGCCACTCTCATCAAGTTGATGTTATAGTTGAGGCTGAAGTTAGAGTTGATCATGACAACTCTGAAAGAATCCACTGGCATTTGAACCTCCATTCCCAAGAAAGTCTTGAAGATGTAGGTCAACTGAGTGATGATTCGCTTACAATCAAAGAGATCGCAGCATCCAGCGACTTGAATGGAACCATTTGGAAAAACCTTCACAGACTTGGTACTGTAACTGTCGTGATAAGTTAGTGTGACCTGATTGTAGAAAGTTGTTGGTTTCAATTTCCATTCAAATCCAGCGTCGCCATTAGTTCCAGATCGTCTCAATTTGAAAGATCCAATGTTTTCAAAAATGTGACGAAGTTTTTTAATATCAATCTCTTGGATAAAGCTTGAGACCATAGTGATTGTTGTAATCTTTATCCAAGAAGGTCTTGTTTCCTCGGGAAGCTCCTTCCTAAACTCATCAAGAGTGAGGAGGTAGGAGAAGCTGTTGTTGGCAATCGCCGAATACATTTCTTTACTCTTTTATGTAGCGTCTCTCGTCTTTATCTGACTTTTAAGTACCAAATGACGACTTAGGTTAACTCCAGGTGTTTCCTGGGAAAGTGAGGGTATAAGTATCAGCTGTAGTTGTGATAGCTGGAGTTTCTTTCACCACAGTAGTACCATCTGCTGCCAATATAACAGCCTTTACACCAACGGCGCGGTTCTTACAGCATGAAGTTCTGTTGGTAATGACAAGCTTCTTGATTTCCTTTTCCGAACCAAGATCAACTTGTAAATAATCAATTTCTTCTTCGGTTCTACCCTTTGTGTGTGCAAAATTTATCTTGTTACCATCTGTGAGATTTATGTAACCATGTGTTGAAGAATATTCAGAACTTCCTGTGACAGTCTTACTGGCAGCCAAGTTTGTACCATTATCATCAAACACTTCAAGTTCGGCAAGGTTGATGATTTTGTTTTTATCGTCAACGTTACCCGTAGCATTTGCATCATAAGCAACAGTATGCTCCAACTTTACATAGCGACCTTTTGGAACTGAAGTGGTCGATGAACCTGATGAGGAACCTGAAGAGGAACCCGAAGAGGAACCCGAAGAAGAACCTGAAGAGGAACCTGAAGAGGAACCTGAAGAGGAACCTGAAGAGGAACCTGAAGAGGAACCTGAAGAAGAACCTGAGGGAGTTGAATCATCTCCACCACCCATCATGAGCATAGCTACTGATGAGGAAGATGAAAAACACATCACCATTAAAACAAGTCCACCAATTATAGCAGCTTGTGACATATCTATATATTACTTATATATTTTTACTTCCACGCAGTTCTAACAGGTTCATTATTTTTATTAAACTCAAATGTGTATCTAACCTTTTCCTCTTCTATCACTGGAGTTTCTTTAATAAATCTCTTAGCTTTGTCATAAACCTTTACTTTAACACCAATTGTTCTATCTTTACAACAATCATGTCTGTTAAGCATGACGAACTTTCTAATTTCATGCTCTTCACCCAAATCAATTTCAATCCAATCCTTTTCTGTAGTTGGACCATTTGTTTCAGCGTGATTGGTATATGTTCCATCTACGAGATTAGCCATTGGACCAGAAGAATTTACAGAATTTGCAGTAACAGTCTTACCCTTTGATATATTTTCATATGAATCATTCAAAACATGGAAGTCTGTAAGATTTATAACTGTATCCTTTTTGGTATGTTCTATTTTTATGTACTGTCCCTTTGGAAGAGATGCACCCGCGGTGGATGTTGTCTTGGGCTTACCAAATGCAATATAAGACCCGCCTGCGCCAGCTACCACCACAAAAATGCAGCAACATATGAATAGTACGACAAATAGTGGTAGTATGGGATTAACCTTTGGAGCACGTCTAGCCATGTCGTAACTTATTTTATGTCAAGGTTTTTTTGCTTAGAGAATAAGTTACATTTTAAACCAAATGTCTTCATTCATCAAGTCAGCCAAGGCTGTCTATGACATTGACTCTGGTCTGGATTATGTGGAGATTGAGTATGAACGATTTGTTTGTGGAAAGGGGTATGAAACCTACACGGATTACATAAATACAAAACCTCTCGCAGATTGGGTGATCTTGAAGTCCAAGACACAATCAATTCCATATGAAAAGTTCCTTGACACTATGTGTAAAAAGACCTTTGAAGTTAGACAAAAAATGGCAGAACTTGCCCTTGAAAATATCATCGCAGAAAAGCAACATGTGACTACATACATTCGCACAGCTCACGCGAGTAGAATTTTGGATCCCACATTCCAAGCACCTCGTATTAATGTGAAGAGCGCTTGGCAGAGGGAGTTTATTAAAAAGTTTTGTGTTGAAACACTTGCGGATTTGGTACAGAGGTGTGACGATGAGTCAAGACTTGAGTACTTTACCGACGTCTTGCGTAGTATAGAATTAGAGAGATAGCCAAAAGGCAGATGGAAGCTCCAACAATGGACATCTTTGGATTGTTCGCCACACCCACAACAACTTGAGGAACTTTAAACTTTCTGTCGTTGTTCACAAAACCTCTATCTATGTTTCTTCGTGGGTGAACTGGTCTAGATAAAGAGCATTCCGATGTAGATTCCGCACAAAGACTATAGTCGCAATACACACTACGCTCTGGAGCTGGTATACCATTTTCCGACCTAATTTCAGTAAAGTCTCCGAAATCACCCGTCTGTCTCACACCCCCTGGAAGGGAGAAATCGCGTGAGACAAATGGATTGACATCATTGATGGCATCTTCGTCATTGAGCATATGTTGGCTCATAGTTACTTTTACTTCAGATTATATTTTTTAGTCTTCATTTTAGAACGGTGTTCTTCCCACATTTTATCAAGATCAACATCTAACATGTGAGCCAATTGGAATAGATAACTGAAAACATCACCCATCTCCATCATAACATCAGTACCACGTTCCTTTTTCAAACCCGTCTTTTTGTAAGTCTTTTTGTATTGTCTGATCGCAGACGCCAATTCACCAAACTCTTCTGTGAGAAGGAGCCACACTGTATCTACAGCAGCGCGATCCCAGCCTTTTGATTTACATACTTTTTCTGTTTCAGCTTTGTAGAAATTCAAAGTCATCTTAACATTTTAACAACGCAAAACTTTAATTGATACCAATTTTCTCATTCTTATCCATTTTCATACCGACGGTACTGGTATTGATGGGTTGTGCGAGTGGTACAGATATGGTGTCTATGTCTTGAACATATGCCAAATATTGAGAGACACCAGTTTGAATTTGACCGACGGCAGTTTCAATGACACGTTCATTCATTATACGCACTTGTTGATTCACAGCCTTGTAGTGATCTCCGGAGTTGTTAATAAACACGACGCGCATAATACCATAAAGGTCATCTGGGTTTTGACGATCAATCGCGATACCGGTCTTGTTCTTGAACGCCTGACGGATTCCACGCTGGAGAAGATTTTGGTTGAACTCAGAAAAGAACAGGGTGTTGAGTGGAGTCTCACACTGCTTGAGGGAGTCGAGGTGGAGGTTGTCACACATTTAATATAGACCTGGAAAAAAAACTCTGTAAATACTAAATGTTGAACATCGCTGACTTCGACGAGGTCTATGCCAACAAACCAATAAATGCTGAGCAAATCCCATGCCAACCCCCAGCCTGCTTCGTTGGATCTTATGCTCCAGTAGCGAAGGCTGGTGAAGAAGGTCCTTTCTTCAACAACACCTACCTTCTCCAGAACGATCGTAAGTTTGAAACCTTTGGCACCGTCAAGGTTCGTAGTGGTGACGTTGAGAAGTGCCGCAAGTAAGTTAAAAATAAAACAAGTAGATTAATTAGTAAACCCAGATGAGAGTCATTAAGCGCTCCGGTCGTATTGAAGACATGAAATTCGACAATGTCACCAATAGGATCAAAAAATTAACATATGGCCTCTCTGAAAAATGCGACTCTTCCAAAGTTGCTCAGCAAGTATTCTCATCAATGTACGATGAAATTACTACTCAGGAGATTGACACCCTTTCTGCTGAAATTTGTATTGGAATGATTACCACTGATCCAGACTATGAAGTATTGGCTACTCGTATTATCGCCAGTAACATTCAAAAGGTCTGTCCAAACAACTTCTACCTCTCAATGAAGAAATTGGCAAAGGCTGGTATCATTACAGACGAAGTTGCGCAGATTGCGGGGCGTGTCAAAGATGACATTGTAACTAAACGCGACTATGACTTTGGTTACTTTGGTCTCAAAACTCTTGAGAAGAGCTACCTTCAACGTCTGGACGGTGTATTGATGGAAACTCCACAATATATGTTCATGCGTGTTGCCATTGGTATTCATGGTGAAGATATTCCATCTGTCGTTGAAACCTACAACAAGATGTCACAGGGGTATTTCGTACATGCGACACCAACACTCTTCAATGCTGGTACTCCAAGACCACAGATGAGTTCTTGCTTTTTGATCGCCAACAAAGAAGACAGTATCAACGGAATCTATGGAACTTTGACGGAATGCGCTCAAATTTCTAAGTGGGCTGGGGGTATTGGTATGCACATTCATGATGTGAGAGCCAACAAGTCTCGTATTAGAGGCACAAATGGTACATCTGATGGTATTATTCCCATGCTTCGTGTATTTAATGCTACCGCTCGCTATGTGAATCAGGCGGGGCGTAGAAAGGGTTCCATCGCAGTGTATCTGGAACCATGGCACGCAGATATCATGGAATTTTTGGAGCTACGCCTCAACCAAGGTGATGAAGAAGCTCGTTGTCGCGACCTCTTTTCAGCTCTCTGGATTCCAGATCTATTTATGAAGAGAGTTGAACAGGGTGGTCAGTGGTCTCTCTTCTGCCCAGATAAGGCACCGGGTCTTTCAGATGCCGTAGGTGAAGAGTTTGAAGCTCTCTACACAAAGTATGAAGAGGAGGGAAGAGCCAATGCGACTGTACCAGCTGCGGAAGTTTGGAAGGCAATTCTCAAGTCACAAACAGAGACCGGTACACCATACATGCTTTACAAGGATGCATGTAACAAGAAGTCAAATCAAAAGAACTTGGGTACAATTAAGAGTTCCAACTTATGTACGGAAA